AAGCAATCTTGAACTGATTCTGAATTGCCTTAGCGTCCCATTTGCCTACAACCTTGGGATTAACACCGATGTAACCGTTAACGGTCTTACCTGCACGCTTAACGGGCTTGGTAAGGTCAAGTTTGATGTACATCTTACCGTCGGCATCACAAGGGCTGTCATAGTCAACCATACCTGCACCGTACTTCTGAGTTACCACGCGGAAGTGGATAGCCTCATTAGCAGCAAAGCTTGCGAAAGCGTCGGTCTCAGCATCTTCACCTTCACCAGCGTCACCGCTGATCTCGTTGGTACAGATAACCTTCATCGAAGCAAGGAAAGCCTCGGTGTCCATCTCGTTACCATCAGGACCGGTCAGACGGCCTGCATTGTACGAGCTAAAGCCCTTAACCTGAAGAAGCAGAGAGGTGATTGAACCGTCCATGCTGTTGGTAGGATAATTGGTAAGATCGGTTACAGGAACGTAAGAGCCGTCAGGGGCAATACGTACAACCGAAGCGGTACCCAACTTGATATGAATCTTACCCTTCGAGTTATCGAACAGGAAATCATCATAGAAGAGGTCATAAAGGCTCTTCCTCATGTAAGTAGTTACCTCAGGAGCCGAAGTGGTTGCGTCGTTCTGTACGGGTTCAACAACCTCATCGGGCAAATGATAACGGTTGTACTGCTCCCAGCTGGCGTCACCACTTCTACGTTCACCGGTAAAATTACCATCATCATCCTTTGGCAGATAAGCGCCAAAGTTTTCATCGGCATTCGCGTTGTAGCGACGATTACGACGGGTATAACCCATAAGACCTACATGTGAGCCGGTGTCACCCTCACTCATGATAGGCATACCGGTTTCCTGATCGTAGTTCTGATAGTCCCACTTACGCTCACTGGTGACAGGCTTGATGAAGAACAGCTTGCCGATAGGCAGGTTCATGGCCTGTACAGAAACGATGTCGTTTGCAAGAAGCTTGCTGAAGATACGACGGATAAGGGGGAACACAACGGTCTCGAACGAACCGCTGTTGTCTGCCGTGGTTGCCTCATAGATGAGGTGCTTAGCCTGGTTCTCATAAAGGGTAGCCACGGTCTCTTGGATATGACCCTGAAGACCTTCAACAAGGCCGAGGCGCTGCCACCTCTCCTGGATGTCTTGACGGATCTTTTTCTGTGCATTCAGTTCAATGTTACCTACTGCACCTGATGTTAAAAGTTCGCGCATATGTTTTTAAAAGATTTTCTAATTATTTTTTCTTGTTATGTTTAATAAATATCAGCATTACTTGATTTTGTCAAGTCTGTGCATCAGATCGCGTGTGCTTGACAGATCGTCACTCTCATAGAGTTGGGTCTCCACCACGTTCTGCTTTTTGCTCTCGGCCAACATTTCACCGTTAACGGCGTTATCAACTGTATTGTTGATTGGGTGGGCGTTCTTGAGTTCCTTTGAAATCGACTCGTAGAGTTGATTGCTTTCCTTCACGCTCTGCACGTCATTGAAGCGGTTCACGATGTTGATCTTCTCATCACGGGTGGTTGTGTTCTCAGTAACGAGTTTGATGATTTTGCCAAGGCTTGAATTGATAACAACTGCCTCGTTAAGTCTGTCACGCATTGTCTCGGCAATCTGCTTGAGTTGCTTGTTCTCGTTCTGCAATGCCTCAAGTTTGCGGCTGATAGACTCATTGGTCTTGTTCATCGTCGGATTAACGCCGGTTCTGTTACGATGCCTTCTCTCCCTCTCGTGGCCGTTGTCTTCCATGTTAGGCTCACGGTCGGTTCTCTTGTTAGCCATCGTCATTGCGCTCTCCTCAACAGGGGCGTCACCGCATTCATCCATTTCGACCTCAACGATGCATTCATCCTCCTCGGCCTCATTCACATTCTCATTGTAAGGACTCATGTCGCCCTTATGTCCGACCCAACGCTTTCCATTTCCGGTTGGCGTACCTGCATTCCACTTGCGTGTCTTTGCGCCGTCATCCGTGTCCATTGTCATGGCGGTCTTATCCTGATAGTTGTCGGTATAACCGAGGTTAACATTGCCCTCGTTCATCACGCTCTCACCGAGTTCGCATTCTCCGCCTTCGCACTCATCGTCCAACACGATAAGATATTCAGCGT